TTATTCGTATCTTTATTTTTATGGATCATTTTAATCCAATTAATAGTTCTTTCAGAGTTATTCATCAACGATGGTGCGGGTTTTATAGCATCTATACAAGATTTCATTTTGGAATAGAAGTCATTCACAAATGATTTCCATTCAATTTGACCATTTGCAATAGCATCAAGTGACGTTTCTAATTGCGATGTAAAATCAAGTTTAATAATGGGTGCACAATTCATTTCTAGGAATTCCGTGACATTTTGTCCTAAAGGTGTAACAATACACACATTTTTCTGTCCTCCTATCTTTTGAATATATTCTGAGGCTTTTATCTTGTTATTGCTCCAAGATACTTGTCTCATTGACACATCTAGTGATGGGTTCTTCCCCATAGTAATATATCCTTTTTGTTGAATCTTTTCAACAATTGAACTAAATGTAGATGGTCTACCAATACCTGTTTTTTCAAGAGTTTTAATAAGATCAGCGGTAGAATAAGGCGGTGGTGGCTTTTCGACGCATTCCTTTAAAGATAATGCATTTATAGGATATTCGCGTCCAATTTCGAGATTATCATTTATGATTGCCTCCTTTTTACTTTTATCTTCCATTGTTTTTGAAATATCACTGTCTTTATTTGAGGTAGGATACCTCAGTTTTTGATATCCTTCAAATGTAAGTACTTTAGATATAGATTCCCATGTATTTTTTTCATTACCGGATGATGATTTTGAAGTATCTTGTGTAGGTTCAAACAATGATACAAATTCATCATATTTAGATGATGACATAAGTGATGCAACAGATCTCATCCAAATCAGAATAAATATTTTCATTTCCCCAATACCAATTGAATTGTCAGGTATGTTGTTAATTTTAATTGGCCTAATCGCTTCATGTGCTTCTTGAGCCTTTACACTTTTTTTACTTGTTCTTTTTTTGTGCAGAGTTCCAAAATATTTGTCACCATATGTATTTATTATGTAATCTTTTGCGATTAATTTAAATTCATTGGATAATTCAGTAGAATCGGTTCTCATATATGTAATGTAGCCTCCTTCGTATAATTTTTGAGCATACGCCATACATTGTTTTGGATTAATACCATGTCTTTTGTAAGATTCTTGTTGTAGAGTTGATGTTGTATGTGGAGGCGGAGCAGATTGAGTTCGAACTGCTTTCTTCTTTGAAAGGAGAGTCATGGTTTTTTTATTTGCTATATTTTCAATCCATTCAGACATATTATCCCGTATGATAGGTCTCGTTTTTTTGGTTATTTCAAGTATGATACTACGATTTATCTTTAATTTACCATGTGCTGTAAAATATTTATCACCACATTGTTGCTCTTTTTGTCTATCCATACAAATTTTGACTGCAGGGGATTGACATCTACCTGCTGAAATTCGTCCTTGAATATTTTTCCACAAAATAGGAGAAACAATGAAACCATATAAAATATCTACAACTCTTCTTGCTTGTTGTGCATGAAATAGATTCATATCAATTCTGCCAGAATTTTCGATTGCATCTGTGAGTGCTTTTTTTGTAATTTGATTGAATCGTATTCTGTCTGTTTTTGAAGGATTTAATGATAAAACTCTCATTAAATTCTCTGCAATTGCCTCTCCTTCACGATCCATATCTGAAGCGATTATCACTTTTACACCCTTCCTTTTGCAAGATTTTTTTAGTTCTGATACAACTTTATGTTTATCTTTTGTAATTTCGTATGGTAATTCAATATTATTAGGATCAAACCATTTTATACTAGGTGGTATATCCATAATATGTCCAAAACTTGCCATACATTTTACATTAAGTAATTGTTCAATTTTTTTACATTTACCTGGTGATTCAACAATGACAACAGTATCACGATTCATATTTATTAATATATTTATTAATAAACTCTTTGTAATCTATTCATTTTTTATAATCTATTCATTTTTATAAAGTATATATTATATATTCAAACTTAGACCTGCGGATGTATCTTTTTTAGGTCGACCTCGTTTTCTTTTAGGTGGTGCGGGGGGTGGTACTTCATTTACTTCTGGGATAGAACGTGTATCACTTATATTGCCTACTTCTACATCTCTAAAACTTTGTATTTGATTTAAGATACGGTCTACATCACTATCACTTGGACCCTTCATAGTAGGTTCTTTATTAACATTTACTTCTGATGGAGGACTTGGTACTGGACGATGTGCCATTCTTGCATTCGTATGCTCATTAATCATGTCACCCATAACGTTTTGAAATCCAGTATCATCCGGTGCAGCACTGTTTACAGCAGCGGATGCAAATTGTTTCATAAGATCAGGGTTTTGTTTTAGTATGTCTTCCATACCTGGCATTGAATTTTTAAATAGTGAATTTGTCATATGGAACATGACAGCACTTCCACCCAACATCATTAACAATTTCAATTCAGGTGCAATTTTGGCTTTCGTTTTGTATTTATCATGAAGTTCTTCAAATACTTCGTCGTAATCATTAATACTTTCATGTATACTTTCAGACCATCCATCTAATTTAATATCAAATGGATCAAATTTAGAATTCAAAAACTCTAAACCCGAGACCATCGCCATCATTGTTTTTCTTTGGAATCGTACACTATTTTCAATGTCTCTCTGGGCTTTAATACGTAAAAATTCTTCTCTCATATCATCAACACTTGAATTAAGACTAAATTTTCTCGATAAAGGGATACCTCTCATCTCAAATCGTTTCAATTTAAATAATAAATCTTGTTTCTCAAGTCCAGTATCTTCTGATGTACTTTTTTGATTATTTAAAAAAACGGGTGTATCTTTTGGAGGTTCTTCGTTAACATTTATTTTTTCTTCTAATTTTGGTACATTTACATTTTCTATGTTCATTTCAAATGAATCGAATTCTTTTAATTCTTCTAAAGCGACGGGTTCTTTTTTAACTTCAAAATTATCCGGTTTTTTAAATGTTTTAGATGGTATTTTGAATGGTGTTTTTTTGAAACTACTTACATCTTCAAAGGTTTTTATTTGTGGTGGTCGCGATGGTGGTTGTTGTGGTTGTTGCAGTGGTGGTTGTGTGTCATTATTCTTCAATTCTCTAGGAGAGTTGGGTCTTGATTTTTCAGGATCCATCAACAGATCTAAATCTTGCAACCTTACATTTGAACTAGATTTTTCAATATTAACGGGGTTGGGTGTATTAGTATCATCTAAATTTATAGGGTTTGTTGGTTGTGGGGTTTCTATTTTTTCTATTTTAGTTGTTGGGGTGAAATCTATTTCTTCTAGACCGCTCATATGACATGTGATAACAAATTATTGATTTGCGTTTAAACGTAAATTTTATTTTTTTTTATAAAAAAAACCTAACATTTGTAAAACAACATCACTTAAATCATCTTTTTTTGGGCTTTTTTTCCATATATTTTCAATATTATACATTGTTTTTTCTTTCAATTCTTTAATTGGTAAATCTGACATATTTTCAAGTATTTTGCTTACAACGAGACATGATGTTTTTTTAGTATCATTGTAATTCTTTGGTTTATTAACTATATAATTACGTTGAATACAATATTTCATTTTTAGATTTGCAGGTACACATTTTACAATTGTTTCTTTTTGTAATTGCATTTTTTTTAATAAAAAATAAGTCATGATGATCATTTGTAATGATTTCATTTTAGGATTTTTCATACAAGGTTGATTTTCTATAAGTACATAGTCTAATGTTTCTGTAATTTTACCAAATTTTTGGTCTAACATTTCAATAACTTTGATACCAAGATCATCAATTGATAAGTTTGTATCTTTTTTCCTTGTTTTTAATCCTTTTTTTTTTAGATAATTTTTTATAATATCTTTGTAATCGTCTTTTTTTAATTTTTTAAATTCAGAAGTTGTAATATCTTTTATAATATGTTCCTTTGATATAGCTTCTTTAAGTTGATTCTTAGTCATTTTGTTATAATTATTACATAATTGCTGAATTTCGGATTGACCAAAAGATAAAACATCAATTATTTCCCATTTATTAATATAAAATTCCTTTTCAGAGTACAAACTGATATATGAATATGTTAGATTTTTGACACCAACATCTATGGATAAAACATGAGTTACATTAGGGTTCATTAACATCCTATTTTTTTATTAATTTGTTTTTAATATTCTTTGTAAAGACTTTGTTTATTAGTTCTTCATCACAAATATGATTTGCCAGTATAATTTTCGTACTTCCTGTATACCAAACTTTATCTAAAATTCTATTCATATCTTCTTCGTTTTCTTTTGGACAAAATACATATTCAATTCCAGCTAATTGTGCCCCCCATACTTTGTCTGATAATCCACCTATTGCATGCATATAACCATGAATATCTATTTCACCAGTGATTGCAATTTTATTAGATATTGGGACTTTCAATATACAAGAAAGCATGGCAATTGATATTGCGGTTCCTGCAGATGGTCCATCTTTTGGAACGGCACCTTCACAACAATGAATATGATAGTCGAGCTCTTTTGTTTTAATAGCAATGTCTTTTCTTGTTTTTTCAGATAATATATTATAAACAACTGTTTTCGCAACGGATATACTTTCTGTCATCACTTTACCTAAATGACCTGTTATTTCAAATTTTGTATCTTTACCTGATAATTCTGAATATTGTTGAATTTCTATACGAGTTATTCCACCCATACCTACAGATGTTGCGAATAGTCCATTAATTGAACCTATTCTTGGTTCATCTAATAATTTTGTGTATTGAACAAATGTATATTGTTTTAATAGGTCATCTTTAATATCTTCACAACTTAATGTTAGAGGTCTTTGTTTTTCATTATTTAAAAATTGTAAATTAATTTCACGTAATATTTCTAATAATAATTGTGATATTCTTCTAAGTCCTGCTTCAAATGTGTAATTCTTTATGATATACAATAATACATCATCATTTAAGATAACATCCTCATCTGATAATCCGACTGTTTGATATAATTTTGGTAATATATATTCTTTGCATATTACACATTTTTCTTCATGTCTAAAGTGTGTAAACTGAATACGATGTATTCTTTCTCTCAATATAGGGTCTATATTGTATATATCATTGTATGAGAATATAAATATTGCTTTTGAAAGGTCGAGAGGTATATCTGCGAAGTAACGGTCACTAAAGGTATCATTTTGCGAAGGGTCTGTTAAATGTATTAGAATACCTATTATTTCTTTACCGTGTTCAGTTTTACTAACTTTGTCTAATTCATCTATAAATATTATTGGATTCATACATTTTGAACTGACTAATATATTTACAATTTGTCCCCACGTACCTCCAGAATAGGTATATCCGTGTCCTTCTAATAAAGATCCGTGAGAAGATCCCCCTAATGCTATAAAACTGAAGGGTCTATAACTACCATCGGTATCTTGAAGTATTTTACATATACCTTCTTTGGCGATTGATGTTTTTCCTGTGCCAGGTGGTCCTTCGAACCCGAAACAATATCCTTTTTTATTTCCGGTCATCCATTGTCCGATTATTTGCTCGATGCAACGTTTCGCTCTATCTTGTCCGTATATTGCTTCATCTAATATATTACGAATTCTTTTTTGATCATCACGTACGAGTCTTCTAACGTGATGCCATTCTTCTAAGATATTGTTGTATGGTGTATGTCTAAGTAGATTTTTTATTAAATTTGACAAACATTCTTTAATTTTGGATGATGATTGTAATATATAATATTCCATGTCAGAACATATTGCATCAATCGATTTTTTTGTCACTTGCACCACATGTTTTTTACCATTTTTTTTGAATTCTAAAGATTTGATGTTTAAATTTTTTTTAAAAGCACGAATCAGAGGGATGATGTTATCTTTGCTATAATGAACTAAAATATTGAATTCATTTTCAACACTAAAAAATTTCTCTAATTCGAACCAAGATTTTGGTTTGAATATTTTTTCTGAATCGTATTCTTCAGAGAATCGTTTTGTTTTAACTATAAATGTTTGTAATTGTACAATACATGATTCCTCTCTGAATACTCCAAAAGGTATTTCTAATAATTTGTCAAGATATTGTTGTGGTTTACTTATATCTCCTTGTTTATTTTGTATTTCTCTATATTTTTCGATTGCTTTCTTTTTAACAGAGTCTGATACATCTAATGCACATATACGTGGTTCGTAATCAATTTCGGAAGGCATTAATGAGTCAATTTGTTTCGTTGGTCTGGATTCTCGTTCATCTAATATTTTTCGAGTTTGCAAAGGTAAATGATTATATATAATTTCGGTTATACTTTTCATTGAACTTTCTCTTTCAATAAGTGAAAACAAGAGCATTCCCATAAATTCACATTTATCATCTCCCAAAAACATCAATGACAAAATATTATATTGTGAGTATGGTGTAGAGCTTAGGAAGTCTTTTACTAAAACTGGAACCATTTTTTTCTTATCAGCTAAAAATGACTCCAAATTAGTATTTATTTTATCTAACAATGTAACAGACGTATCACATAATAAATTACAGAAACATAATTTATATTTTAACCAATTTTCAAGGAAATTTTTATTATCATTTTGTTTTTCAACATATTTTAATAATTTCTCTTTTTTATACCAAGTATAAGGAGAATTAATAAGTACTTTATATGAATCTTCTATAAAGTATCCTTTTCCTAATATTCCAAATGCACTTATTTCCAAACATTCATTAGAGTAAATAAAATCTTTGAGTTGTGTTGTATTATATATTGCACTGAAATCATTTGCTGAAATTTTTTTATCACTATCAAGAAATTCGATGAAAACAAAACTTCTATGCAACAATTCTTTTTTATAATGAAAGTGTCTTAATTTCGTATTTTTTAACTTTTCTACAAAATATTTGTCAATATATGAATTACACCCATAAGTATTTTGTAAAGATATTATCAATTCTACATCTTCTTTTAATTTTTCTTTAGTAACAGTTTCCTTATTTTTTAGGCGAATAGAAAATCTTTTATTTAAATCATAGAATTGTTGTGAATATATCTTTAGATTGTCCAAATGCAGTGCAAAAGTGTATAATATAATATGAAAATACTCATTCAATTTATTAGAAATATAATTTCTCCAATGAACTTGTATTTTTGTAACAAACATGTTTTCCGCCACTAACATGTTATTAGGCATTGATTAATAAACCCGTAGAAAATAAAAACTTCAACTTGGAACTTCAATTACTAACTTATTTAATACTAAATGACTAAAATCGATATGAATATTCGAAATATGAATTATTTTTTTCCATTTTTAACTTAAACATGTAATGATGACGTCAGCATCAACTTGAAGTTCACTTCAACATGTAATAATGACGCCAATGTAAACTTGAAGTGAACTTCAACATGAAGATGACGTCAGCGTCAACACAAAATGAACTTCAACGAGACGTTACTCAAAATTGAAGTTGACAACAGTTAATGATTATTAAATCAAAATAAATGATAATTAGTATGGATGTGTTTCATACACAAAATCTTTTAGAGGTAGGAGTTGACGAGGCGGGCAGGGGGTCTCTTATAGGAAGAGTGTATGCAGGAGTTGTTATATGGAACAATAGGGATCTTACTGATTTTTATGAAGAGTTGAAAGATATACGTTGTCACTCGTATAAAACATGGGATAGTAAAAAAATACCTCACAAAAGACGATTACTTTTGAAGGAATTTATTGAAGATAATGCAATTGATTACGCCACAGGTTTTGCAGAACCAATTGAGATTGACTCTCAAAATATTCTTCAAGCTACTTTCACAGCAATGCATCGTGCTCTTGATAATTTGACACATGAATATAATCATATATTGGTAGATGGTACACAATTCAAACCATATTTTTGTTCAAAAACAGATGAATGGTCGCCATACACGTGTGTGCCACATGGAGATGCCAATTATATTTCAATTGGGGCAGCAAGTATACTTGCAAAAGTAGCTCATGACAATCATATAATAGAATTATGTGATAAATACCCAAGTCTCGATGAAAAATACGATTTACTAAACAATATGGGTTATGGTACTAAAAAACATTTAGATGGAATAAAACTACATGGTGTATCTGAACATCATAGAAAATCATACAAATGTTGTAAATAGAATTTTTCAATTCAATTAATTATTCTTTAAATATAAACAAATAATTGTAATAAAAATTAAGATTAACAATGTTACCATGGACTGAGAAATATCGTCCCAAAAATATAGAAGATGTATGTGGAAATAAAATAAGTTTTGAAAGTGTTCAACTCTATGGTTCTCAAAAAAAACATCTTATTCTTCATGGTCCACCCGGAACAGGAAAATCATCTGCTGTTCGTGCATTATTTTTAAAATTTCCAAAAAATTCGGTATTTACATTTGATACAAAAACTAAATCTTATTCACAAAACGTCATTTTAAAGAAGATGCATCATTTTATTAATAGATCATCTGATCATCCGTTCAAATATATATTAGTTGATGAAGTTGATTCGTTTACATTTTCAGAACAAAAGATGTTTATACATGCTTTATCAAATTGTTCTACAGATAAATGTAATACAATATTCTTTTTTTTGTGTAATAAAATAGAACAAATCTCATCTTGTATTCTTCGGAAGTGTATTTATATTCAATTTAATCCACTTAGTTTTAATTTTACCTATCCTTACCTTCAAAGAATTAAAAAAAATGAAAAACTAAAATGTACGAATGATACGTTAAAGTACATTTTTGAAGGTTGCAGTAGAGATCTTCGTAAGACAACATTAATATTACAATTTCTTCATATGACTTATTCTAAAATAGATAAAAAATCGTTTGAAAGTAATGTAATTATTCATGAAAATAATTATAAATCTAAAATTTCTTCCTGGTTTGAAAGTATAAATCAAGATCCGAACTCAATAGATAATATTGTCGAGGAATTATTTTCAAATAGTTATCAAATTTCAACAATAGGTTATTTTTTAATTAAATATCATATTGACAATAAAAAAATTGATAGAACATACGTTAATATAATTTCAGATTGTATTAATAAATCGAGATTAACGGAGGATTCATATTTTACACTGTATAGAATGATTGCGGAATCACCATTGTCAAAATTATAGTATTAATTTATAAATGGAAATATATTCGGTTCCGTGTCTTGTTGATGCTAAAAGTGATTATACAAAAAAGCTAATTCGTCATTTAAAAAAGTCTTATATGGCATCTATATTAAAAATTTATGAAGAAGCTAAAGAGAATTGTTTAAACTATCATGAAGATGATAAAATCTTAATTACTTTTCAGGAAATGTTAAGTGATATAGTTGATTGGGATGATAATAAAAAGACGGAGTTTATGGATGAAATTATATCATCAACCAAATGTGATTGGTTAGAGGATCTGGTTACTGCAGTATTTATTTTACATACAAAAATTCTGGCTACAATCAGGTCAGAAAATCCACCAAAGAAAGTAAATATTAATATTCCTGAAATTAAAGATTTTTTACATCAATGTTTTATTGAAATAGCAAGAGAAATTTGGAAACATGCGTATTTGTTTCAAGAAACATCTGATTCATGTTTATATCAACAAAATTATAACAAATGTGAAGAGCTCATATGTAATTCAATAGGTGAAACCGTTAGAGATATGTTACCTGTTAAGGAGATGTTGCGTGATCATTTAAATACTTTTGATAGTGAATTACTTGAAGAAACAGAAGATAATGATGAAACTGACAATTTAGATGAGAAAATATCAATAATAAAGGATGAACCCATGAAGAAATCTTTTGAAAATATTGAAAAAAACGCACTTGCATCTGCCGTTTTAAATAATACCTTAATTGCACCTATCTCTGAATCGAAACTAGCAAAAAAACATACAGATGACGCCGATGATAATAACAAAAATGATATAATGGCTTCTACAACATGTAAACTAATATCAACTGAATCTTCAAAGGATTCAAAACCAGAAGTTTCATTATTTTGTACTTCCAATTCTTCACCATCACAACAAATAAAAGAAGTGAATATAGATGATTCTAAAACACTAATGAATATTGACTTGGATTCACTTAACAATAATGATGTTGTAAATGTAGATTTTAATGATGGTAATATGCTAAACAAATTACAATCACTCGGAGATGACGTAACTGAATTTGAACAATGTTAGTAATACGTTTAAAACCACAATTCTAAAAAATAATAAAATAACATTATGACAGAGTGTAAAATTATAAAAAAAAGAAACCTGAAAGTTGAAGAATTTTTAAGAAATGGTCCAATGGAAATTGATAATTTACAGAGTTATTATCCGACTCTTCATACTTTGAAAAAAATACCTTACTCTAAATGGAACACAATAATTTTAAATAAAACACTTATAGATGTGGTAGATATAAATGAAAATATTGGCAGAATATCCACAAAAAATGAAGACACCGAGGAAATCCCTTTTTTTTTAAAATGTACACCGATATTAGATACAACATCTTTGATTCAAGGTGAATATATAGATAACCATATTTCTCCATGGTTACCTACAAAAAATCATAGACAAGAAAACACTGCACTCAAGATACAAAATCCACAAAATACAGCGTATATTGATTCATTGTGTTCTATAATATTAGGTAGATTAACAGAGGAAGATGTATGTCCTCACTTTGGAAGTGTTTATGGTGTTTACAACGGAATTGTATCAGAGTATAATGAAGATATTACTCAGGAATATTCTGCATATAAAAGAGAAGATTGGTTCAAAAACGCAATATCTAAAAATAAATTAATATTGGATATTGAAAAGCAAGAATTAGAAAAAACAGATTTTGAAGAAATTGCGATTGAATCAATGGCGAATGACGATGATGATTTACTCTCATTGTCTAGTACTGAATCAAACGAACCCAATGTAAGTGCATCATATCCTAGACTTCCTGTTCAAATTGTTATGATGGAGAAATTCGAATATACCTTCGATGAATTAATTTCAAATGAAATTAATGATACATTATCTATATTATACGAACCATCTATTGTTAAGAGATATCTTCGTTATTTACGTAAAAATTTAACTATTAGAAAAATGACTTCATGGATATTTCAAATATGTTTTGCACTCACATATGCGAATGATAAATATGATTTTGTCCACAATGATCTTCATATCCAAAACATTATGGGTAAAAAAACGGACATTGAATATTTATACTACAAGGTAAATGATAAAATATACAAAATACCGACATATGGGTATATTATGAAAATAATTGATTTTGGGAGAGCAACATTTACATATAATGACAACATATATTTTGGCGATGTATTTGAAAAGAAGAATGAAGCGGGTGGACAATATACGTATCCTTATGAGGATGATACATGGAGTGATATATCTTCAACTTCGAGTGAGTTTGATGAATATATAAGACATGATAGAGTTACAAAAAAGGAAGTAAATCCTTCTCCATGTTTTGATCTTTCGAGATTTGCTTGTTCTATATTGGAAGATTATGAAGATAAATGGAATGATTTAGACTCATTCCCACTTGGACAACTTTTATATAAATGGTGTACTGATGATAATGATCGAAATTTGTTAGAATTAAATGGATTTGGTCTTTATAAACATATATCTAGATTTGTTTCACATACAAACCCAAGAGATCAACTCTCTCATGAAATATTTACTGAATTTTTAATAAATACCAATGAAACATGTGATATTGATAAAATTTATTCATTACCATAATAGATAAGTTTGGATATCTTTTTTTTAATGTTATTTGGTAACATTATTTAAAAACATATCTAATAAATTCCAGTTAAATACAATGACAGATCCGGTATCTTTATTATCAATTGCATCATGTTCTCTTATATCTATAATAGCCCAAATACAAAATTCAAGGTGTAAAAAAATAAAAGCGTGTGGGATACAATGTGATAGAGATGTACCTGACGACGATGATGAACGCTAACTTTATTTAGGACACGAAGCTTTCGCATCTACATATCGTTTCATGATGACTTCATGGTTTTGCTTTTGATAATTTTTTAAATCATTTCTTATTTGATTATACATCATATATAAATCTCCTACGAATACAACTAATAACCATGCCAACATCAATACAGATATTAATGTATAACGAATGAAAATAGGGTTTTTAAGTTGTTCTTCAAATGCCGTAAAACCAACTGCAATTAAAACTAAAAGTAATCCGGTCATAAATACAATGACTACAGCTTGTTGAGTATTCATATTATTATATACTAACTCTTTTTTTTTATTTTTTACTATAGAAACGGTACACTTATATTTTCAAATTATTACAAAATATAATTCAACTGCTTCCCATCATTAATATTATATTTGATATACATATTGCTCCACAAATCCACCATCTTGTTTTAATACTTTTTTGTCTATTCAATTCAGGTTTACGCAACAAATAATAAGGTTCTGTATTAAATGGTGTATCACCTATAATATCTCCACACCATTTACCTAATTCTCCGGGTGTTACTTTTTCAGGATCAACCTCCAAATCTATAAAACCCAAACCTTGATAGAAACGCACTATTGTTTCAGAGCAAAATAGTCTTCTTCTTTTTTTGGATCTTAAAAAGGGTATTCCTAATCCAATACTTCTTCCGCAATTGCAATTGTATGATGTTAAACTATGATTTTTCCAAAAATATTCTATTCTTCTTCTGTATTTATTTTCATAAACATAGTCTATTAAATCTTTTTTATCGAGTTCAGATTCTTCATTAACAGTAAATTTGAACGGAGAATCTTTTAATCTGAAACATGCGATTGATGCACCATTGCTTAATTCATATTCAACTACATCTTTTAAATTTCTAATTTGAAGTCCATTCTCCATTTCATTATTTTCAACTTCTTTAATGCTACTCATACCTGCTAACATTGATTCTATTATATAGGTTTCTTCGTCCTTTTTATTTTTAAATTCAAAAAAATATTTAGGACATACGATACCTACATGTACCCAAGAGGATTTAATATTCAAATGATTCTCCTGAAAAATATCAAGACAAGTTGCTTTTATACCTTTTCCGGTAAAAAATATGATATCGCAGGGTCTGAGTTCTTTTTTCCATTCTTCGTAATTATAATAAATATGACGCATTTACATATCAGAAATGTATTTATTGTACCACTTATTTTTAAATTAAATTTTAAAAGTATCCTTCATCCATTGCTGACCAAATTTGTTCTATATCCTTTTCATTATTCTCATTCATAATTATCCTATACCTCACACATCCCATTTGATTGTCTGTACAATAATATATTGTATCGTGAACATTTCCTTTTTCTTTGAATTTTTCAATTGTATCATCTGTATAACCTTGATATACAACATGCTCTTTTGGTTCATAAGAATATTGTGTGATTATTCTTTTTAATTCAGGTATCTCATAAACATTCATAAATCCCATTTGAGAATTTATATTGCATTCCGTTTTACCTTCTTTATTACTAACTTTTTTGTTGCCTTTCTTATTGACTTTCTTATTGCTCCGCTTCTTAGATTTTTTCTTAGATAGCATATTCATTTTTTTTTTAGATTTGTTTCTGTTGATAGCTTTCATTGTTGTTAATTTTTTTTTGGCCATTATTTATACCAAGTAAAATTTTTTATTTAATTAATTCTCTAACCCAATTTTGAATAGGAGGTTGAACCCATTCATATAGAAAACCTTCCAAACCTTCTACTGAATTCCATTTCAAATTACATATACATTCATCTCCAATGTTACATTCAAAATACATAGTCGGATTTGGAATATACTCTATTCTTATTTTTTCATTTACGATTTCAATATTGAAATAATCAACTATTATATTGCTAACGATTGGTATTGACAATACTTTATCATTGAGTTGTATTCTCCCATAATGAGAATTCATATCAATAATCGTTCCCTTTAGTGAAATAACATCTGTATTTTCAGACTTTTCTTCTAATTTGAATAGTTTTGTTAAATAATATTCAGTATCCATGTGTCCTCTTAGAAATTTGGATCTATTAACAAACATAAGTTCCAAATGAGTAGCATGATAATCATATAGAATACTTCTATGAACAAGTTGATCTGCAAATCTACGTAATGGACTAGTAAAATGTGTATATTCTTTCAGTTCTAGAGAGTTGTGGCTCATATCTTTTGATTTATCATAAAACATATACCATGCTCGTTCACCTTTTTCGGCTACTCTTAGAATACTCTTGTTTCCTCTATTTTTGATTAACCAATTTGCAACATATGCGTTTGCTTTGATCATACATAAACTTACTAACTCATGAATGTCTGATAACAGATGTTTTTCAATATTAAATATAGTACTGATACCCTCGCTAATATCGTTAACACGGTCACTAGAGTTTTCATATGTCAAGTTTTCGTTCACACATACCTTTGATTTTACCAACCTTATATTACCATTTAGACCAAATATTACTGATAAACAATCTCTTTCTTCCTTTTCTAAAAGAGAATGTTTTTCTACTAATTTATTAGGTAACAGATTACAAATTGTACTATGATAAATCGTTTCAGACTGGTGTTTTGCAACATTGTGCAGTTCAATTGATTGAGTGCCATCATTGAATGTTTCAGTAGGAGAGGCAATATGTATGGCAAGTTCATTGGTTTCTTTATTATATGATAACGCATCATCAACATCTTTACATCCTTCTGGGTCTATACTAAACGTATCATATTTTGTCCAATCTTCTTCTGCTGGTACTTGGATAGACTTATCTTTTTTTAATTGAATATTCTCATCGGACAATAAGAGTTTATTCCAAGATCTATGAATTTTAGTTCGCGAACGTGGTAAAGTACAATATCCAAATCTAAGTACCTTTTCAAAACAAGATGGATCATTAACGCTACCTATATCTTCAACTAATATTCCCATAGGCATAGTTTCATTTTCATTCCATTTTTGTATTTCAACCCTTACATACATATCGTTTTTTGAGGGATTGTGTGAGGATGCAACGCAATAGCGAGGATATCCTCTTAAATGTGGGATAAATGTATATTTACGCATTCCTTTAGAATTTTTTCCCCAAATTGTTTTGCTACTCAATTTTAATCTCCCCCCTAATATTGATTTTTCAAAGCAAATAGTATCTGGTTCAATATCTATTTCATTGTCAATTTCATACCAATTTCTAACTCCTTGAATCCAACATGGACTCTTCTTTGGTTTTTCTTGTTCTGCATTTTTTATTGTAATATTTCTAGATATATTCACATTTTGGTTGGGAACTAATCTAGAAGCTTCACATTCATACCAGAATACGCTGTTTGTCTCTTCTACATAAATATATATGTAAACTAACCTAGAAATATGAGTTCTATCTAAAACATAACCTTTCTGATTATCCATATATGTACTCATAATCACTTTATTTTGGTATTTATTACTTTATTTAACACCTGTATTCTCAATCATTTTTTAAAAACATACCAAAGTCTCTACGATCTTGGAAAATGTTAGAACACGCTTTTTTAACAAAATAAATTACATTCTTAAAAAAATTTACAATCAGGAAATAGTAAGATTTATCTGTGTACATATCCTTTTTTTTATTGGGTTCTGTATTTTTGAAATCAAAAAAATTATTGAAATAACTTTGAAGTGTTTCTTTCTCTAATTTAGAGAGGAAATCTAAATATGTCTCTCTTGAAATCAGGTTAGACTGGTTGCTTAATTTATCAAACAATATTTCGGCTGTTTCTACGTGATTAATTAGTAAAATTTTTTGCAATTCAGGTACTGTATCAATTGTGTCTTTATTCATACGCAATGTAATTTGTTTATAAGATTGTGTCACTAATGAAAATAGAATAAATTCGGATGATTTATTATTTTCTATTTGAAATTTTTCAAAATATCCTAAGACCTTACCTGTCTCGTTTGCATTTAATATAAGATTAACTATCTTTTCTGAATTTTTCTCAAATGGTAACATTATTATGTTTATATAAGGAATCTTCTATTTATATTTATAAGTATGGCCGGAGGGTTAATTCAATTATCAGCATATGGTGCACAAAATCAATATTTAAATGGAAATCCACAAATGACCTTCTTTAAAGCTGTTTATAGACGTTATACAAATTTTTCAATGGATGCTATCAGAGTTGATTTTGAAGGAACAAGTGAATTATCTATTGATCTCGATGTACAACTTAGGTGTAAAATTCCAAGAAGTGGAGATCTTATAAGCAAAATGTATTTTGTTATCAATTTACCAGATATATATTCTGGTTATGATCCAGAAACGGATATTGACTATAAATTTTGGTGGATATCCTCAATTGGTACGAATATGATCAAAAAAACCAATATATCTATTGGGGGCAACAAGATTAGTGAGATGTACGGAGAGTGGATTGAGATTTGGCATGAAATATTCGGGGATCATGCTACAAAATCTCATTATGATCATATGACGGGCAATGTAGCAGACGTGTTTATGCCTCAATATAATGGTATTAATGGAGGTACATATCCTACTTCTACCCTATCTCCATATTTACATACAAATCCACAAGATGCGACAAAGGTTACTATTTTTACCGCAAACCCTTATTTACAACCTCCATCTATTCCTGGTAGAACACTTTATGTACCTCTTCCATTTTGGTTTACTACAAATCCTGGACTAGCATTGCCATTAATATCTCTTCAATATCATGAAGTTCATATTGAGATAGAATTGAGAAAAATAACTGAATTATATACAATTATTGAGACTAAAAATAATATAGGTAGTGCGGTTAGGGGTCAAAGACGCAGACCACTTTCTAGTGAATCGCATCATCATATTGGCAATTTTATAACGGGAAATAAGAGTGAAGATTTTGTAAGAAACACAGATTTAGGGGATGGTAATACAAACATTCAAGGTTGGAATATGGATGCTCATCTTCTTGTAAATTACATATATCTTGATAAAGAAGAACGTACAAGATTTTCAAATAATTCTCATGAATATTTGATAGAACAAGTGAATCTTAAAGAATTTATGGGTATAGTTGGTACAAAGACGTTAAATCTTGAATTAGAACATCCTGTAAAATACCTTGTTTGGTTTGGACAAAGGGATGATATTGTAAGTGAAGTAAATGCTCATAATAATTATACAAATTGGAGACATGAATTTATTCCACCGGGATCGGACAGTTATTTAGAGTTTGTTGGAGCTGATAACCAAGATGTTCTTTTTTATGAGTTAGCAGAAACAGACGGTTCACCTATAATAAATCAACTCTCCCCTACAAATGAGTTTGGTTCTATTAATTACACAGAAAAAGATAGAGCTGAATTGCCAACTAAATTTAATTATCATTTTTATAAAGAAAATATAATAGAATCCACAAGACTTTTGTTTAATGGTATCGAAAGATACGCATCAATGGAAAAAATGTATTTTGAGCATGTTCAACCTTATCAACACGATGTTAAATTAGATAAAAAAGGTGTGCATATGTATTCCTTTTCATTAGATCCTACAAAATATCAACCGTCTGGAGCATGTAATATGTCACGAATAAAAAATGTACAATTAGAAGTAGAAACTGTAGATGTATATTCTGTAGAAAACAATACATCCTCAAATGAAACCCTCCAACACGAATACAAATTCAATATTAATGTATATGCAGTTAATTACAATATATTAAGAATAATGTCTGGTATGGCAGGATTGAGTTTTAGTTCTTAAATTTATATAATTATTAATTTAATAATGGTAGGATCAGAAATTGAATTGGGACCTTCTGATTCAAGGTGGCTTACAACCAATATATTAATTCACGATTTGTGTCATGATTTTAATGTTAGTACTATGAAACAAAGAATGTCAAAATTAAATAGTTCATTTAAAAGTTTTTCTGAAAAATTTCCTATGTTGACTGGAGGGGCGTTGAGCATGTATAATAAAAGAACAGTTGAGGAAGTATTAGGAATCGCTGGGGGACCGTTGCCGCCGCCTCCCAAAAAGACCAAACTGCCGCCGACGCCGCCGCAGCAATCCTTTGTTTCCACGGTGGTCCAAGAGTTGGCATTATGGCGGCTTCAAATGATGAAAGAAAATCCCCCCCTAGAAGAGGAAACTTCCCCCCTAGAAAAGGAAAATTCCCCCCTAGAAAAGGAAAATTCCCCCCTAGAAAAGGAAAATTCCCCCCTAGAAAAGTTTAAATCCGAAACAACTTCTTTACCCAAAAATAAAAAAATCACTCTATTTGTTTTTTTTAAATTTATTGAAGAAATACAAGAAAAATTTTTAGAAAATAAGAATACGAATCTAATATCATCGATAATCAATTTTGATAATAATATTCTTATTAAAGATGTATTAAATTATCATTTCAAACTCGAAATGGACAAATCTGATTTAGACGACTATATTTTAGACGAATATATTTTAGACGATATAGAAAAAGAATTTTTTAAAGATGCTAAATATTTTTATGGCCCATATTACGAAAATATAATTTCTACGCTGAAAATTTTTAAAAAAAGTTATGCCTTCGATCCCTATGAAGAAAATAATAGTATTAAGTATTCATTCTTTTTACTTATGTTGTTAACTGGAAGTGAGAAAACACGGGATCAGGTCGATATTATGATCAATAAAAACACCGACATGGACAAAAAACTACCGGAATCAATCAGCTTTTTTTTATATTTCATTAAAGAACTAGATCATTATATTGATTACATAAAATTGTATTTTATTAGTCATATAGATTTAGAAAAAAAACCGCTTTTTGAAGAAAATCAGCTTAATGAAATTATAAAAATAGGTTCGCATATTCTGACTTCACTTTATGATGACAATTATGCAAATGCAGGGACCACCTATGATTTTAATAAAATATTTGATAAACTAAAGATAGAACCATCGCGGCGGATCGAAGTTCCCAGACAGGGTAAGAGAAATAATCCAGATGGAACGGACAGTCGACCCGCAAAAGCACTACGGAAGAATGGGGGAGCTGCTACTGCCACCACCGAAAAAAAATATAAAACATTATTAGGCAAAATAAAGAAGTTTAATATAGAAGAATATGCAGCGAATTGCAATGCAATTATAGATGGACTTTTACCAAAAAAAAAAAAACTGATCGATAAGCGGCTACCTTGGCGGGAGGAGGAAGCTTGTGATAAACATATGTCTGCAATTTTGAAAAAGATTGGGTTCAATGAAGATGGCGTGGTGGACGCCTTATCACGCAAACCCCTTTCCCTCTATTACCTCCTCCTCCGCGTCCGAGGGCTCGAATTTATCCCATTTTTTTATGACCATATTTTAGATGACGACAGGGACTTTCTGGAGTCGGATGAGGGCAAGGAAGTATTGAAAGATATTCGTGAAGCATTGGAAGATATTCGTCATATAAAAATTATTAGAGTGAGAGAAGCTAAAATATGGAATGCCATTATTAATTATAAAAATGTCCTAGATGAGTCATTCAAAAAATTAGAAACCTTCCAAGCTATCCGGCACGACAATTTGGATAAATTCAATACTAGAACATACAGAACAATCAGGATGCTTGTTAAAAATTCATTAGATGATATTTTAAAGTATATGAAAATGTTTTTAACGTCCTTAAGAATACAATTAGAAAAAAAGATACCAAAGCAACCACGAGAGCCGAATGGCGGCCCTTTAGACGTCACAGCCGTCCCTATTGTAAATAATTTATTAACAGTTATAACAAAAAGAGTTTTGGAGATTACAGACGGGGGATACTCCGAAGACGTCAACCCTGAAAAAAAAAAATTTTTTAATAAAAGTAGAAAGATACTAAACAATATAGCAGAAACTGGGAGAGTCCCCACAACTCATGATAAAAACCTCTTGGACGCATTTAAAAATTTCGAAAGGCCAACATCTCCTACTACTCCAAACGAAATTTTAGAAATTTTTACAAATTATCATAAATTTATTAATAATTCTATGGGAACCAAGGATCCTGAAGATCCTGGTAAAAAAATTGTAAAAAACCACGATGGACAAAAATTATGTTTACTTCCTTCATTGTTAGATGCACAGGGTACTTTTGGCTCATGTACTTCAAAAGATTATAAAAACGCAGAACATGACATCTTATTAAAAGCGGGTAATGAAGAAGAAGGATATCTTTTTGAATTTAATTTTAATATAAAAGGTACACAAAACGGAAAATGTATAGCTAATTATTACTTAATTTATAATAACCCATATGGTGGTATAAACTCGGACGACACGGACGCCGGCGAGGGGCTTACGTTGTATAATTGTAATATAACTACTAATTTAGGACCGGATAGCAGTAAACAAGACAAAAATATAATATCTGCAAATAATACATTAAAATTATTATTAAATCATATTGAACTAGTATTTTATCAACAACCCAACCCACCAACCTGGAAAATATTTGAAAACACAGAATATTTAGTCGAATTATTAAAAAAATCATCAAGGAAAATGATTGGAGATTTTGGTCAAGAATTGGTTTCGATTGCCGATGATGCAGGTTTCGTCGAAGTAGATGATTACGAAGAAGTTATGAATCATAAAGATTATTCGATAATATTAGCCAATGGTGATAGACCATCTGCAGTAAGAGCTGCTTTCATTATGAAAAACGCAAAAAACCGACTAAAACATAAAAGAGGTATATTATATGGGGCAGATAAATTATTACATTTATGGGAGCATAATACTCATACTCATAATAGTACAGGTGGTAACCTCAAAAATAAAAAACAAATAATAACGCATAAAAAATTGAAAACAAAGAAACATTCCAAAAAAAAAAATAAACAGAAAATAAATACACGCAAAAAGATAAAAAAAACAAAAAAATATAAGAAAAAAACAAAAAATAAAAAATAGTTAATTAATGAAATTATATAGTCAATTGAGAATAAAACATGTCATTCCAAAAAAATATATAAAAAGAGAGAAACTTAAAAAACCATATAAAACAAGAAAACAGAACAATAAATTAAACAAACCATCAATCAACAAACTGCGTTCTTATAAAAAAATAAATCACTTGTATAATTCCCAATCTACACCATTTGAGTCAATTGTATAAAATACTTTAATAGGATCAAAACTAGCAGATTTATTGGTTTGATCATAATCAGTTATGGTATAAGGTGTTAAATCGTTTTTAAATAGTACTCTATATCCTGTATAATCTATAGAAGAGTCTGGTAATTCGATAAATACTTTTGTATTATCATTTACATATTGTGTAGCTCCAGTTCCTTCAGCTATTCTATTCCATAATGAATAGATTGTGTAATACATTTGATCATAAGATTCGTTATCAAATGGTGGATCGAATTTAACATATATTGGCACTTCATCATATGGAAGTATTGTAAATTTTCCTATTAAATTATTATAGTTTTCATCATCGAAAATAGAGATTCCATATTCATCATAATCACCTGTTTTGAAATGTTCAGCACGCACAAGACCTGAGATTTCATGTGCATATAAGAATCCAGATTCAGACACGACATTCGAATTTCTCATAAAACTATCATCATCAAACCATACAATTTCGGGTTCGGGTTCAGGTTCAGGTTCGGGTTCCGGTTCAGGTTGTGGTTCGGGTTCTGGTTCTGGTTGGTATATAGAAATTTCGGGTTCGGGTTCGGGTTCGGGTTCAGGTTCCGGCTGTGGCTCTGGCTCCGGTTCGGGTTCAGGTTGTGGCTCAGGTTCAGGTTCGGGTTCAGGTTGTGGCTCGGGTTCAGGTTCTGGTTCAGGTTCTGGTTCGGGTTCAGGTTCCGGTTCTGGTTCGGGTTCAGGCTCTGGTTCTGGTTCAGGTTCTGGTTCTGGTTCAGGTTCTGGTTCGGGTTCGGGTTGTGGCTCGGGTTCTGGTTCGGGTTCGGGTTGTGGCTCGGGTTCTGGTTCGGGTTCCGGCTCAGGCTCGGGTTCCGGTTCGGGCTCTGGTTCCGGCTCAGGTTCTGGTTCGGGTTCAGGTTCCGGTTCTGGTTCGGGTTCAGGTTCATAAATAACATCTTTTACGGTGGCTCGGAATGTTACATCCGCAGATAAGCCATTTTCTAGTATTAAAGAGCAACTTTCTACTGAAATAAGTGTAATATTATTATTAACAATTTCTGTTGGGAAATTGTATAATTGTGAACCCAATGACGTATAATTATATTCTATCAAATAAGGATTTGTTCCATCAGACCATAATAAAACATATGTATATCCTCTATAAAGATTAACATATACAGACCAACCAAGATCATTAAATATAGGATTGATGGAACTATCATGTGTAAATTGAGTATTAATACCAGTTAATACGATAAGAATACTTGTCAATTTTAAATTTATGTTTTCTTCTCGAATATAGACACTTCCATTATCATAAGATAGAAACACGTCATGAAAACTTTCTGGTTCAGGTTCGGGTTCTGGTTCTGGTTCAGGTTCAGGTTCTGGTTCAGGTTCTGGTTCTAAAAAGAAACCTGGAATCTTCAGTAGATAATTTATAAAAAAATCAGTTTGATCTGCTCTATTATCTCCTAAATTTTCTATACCTTCTAAATTAATATCTTCATAGCCTTCTATATTAGAGTTATTTGCCCAAAGCCAAACAAGGTCATTAATTGTATATCCTTCTTCACCATCAAAATTACCAGACATTAAATTTTATTAGAAATTTAACATGAGCCAAAAAACAACACTAGTGTAAGATAAACTCCAATCGTATGAAGAGGTGATGGCAATGGTTTTATAAATGTAAAATAACCGGACCCCTTCTCTGCACCTGCAAGAAAAATGTTCCAAAGACATTGTCCAAATACTGCTATTATTAAAATTATAATTGCCAATGCAATTACTTTTACTAATTTTGTCGTATGAGAGGTTTTTGCTTCTTCAGTTGGTTGAGTATAATGCTCTAAACAACCTTCAACAACGTCAACTGCCAAACCCATATTACATTGTTTATTAAAAAAAAATTGCTTAAGGTCTCGGTGAACAACGAATATTCTAATGGAGACATGTACAGATCGTTATTCAGTTTTAGTTGTAACAATTCAATCTATAATATTAAAATGCACAATTGAGGCAGTAAAA